ATAATCTTTAAGCAGTCGCCTGGTTATTCGTAGCAGGAATGTCCGTATGGACCTCACCAAGGTACATCGATGATCAATGGCAACGCCTTGCCAAATTTGTAACCCCTGATTTCGCATGTACCACACTTGCAAAGATCTTCTTAAATAAGAACACAAAAGGCTCTGAAAATCAGAAGTTCAACATCCCAAAAGGAAACCTTGCCATCCATCTCGCAAATGACAAGAAAAAGAAGTTATACCATGAGATAAGGCGCCCAGGACGAGTTAGAGTCTGCATTGCAGTACAGAACACAATTACAGAGATGAAAGAGATCCAGAGTGGCCTATCAGGGATATACAAGATCTGTGGAAGGGCAGAGAAGATGTACAACGACTTAGAAAAGTGCATTAAGATGCCAATAGGCCAAATTGAAAAGACAATGGAACTTGGGGCTGCTGCTGCACAAATGGGAAGGAACCCAGTTAAATACTGCAACGTACTATGTCGTAGAGCACTCGAGAAACATATGTTGCCAGCGCACGACTTCATTCATGGCTTAATCAGGGCAAGTGCTTATAAGATGAAGAACATTGTAAGAGCACATCAGAGAGGCAATGGAAAATTGTTCACCAAACGCTTTCGAATAGGAAATCGTAATAGAGAGGTGCACTTCATGCAGTTTGGGATAATCGTCAATTTTGGTGGTACCCTAGGATACTGCTATCTAGATGACCGCGACATCACAGACATGAAGAGCATCCTAATTGGCAGAGCCACATACCTATTTGCTTTTGCAACATATGGTAGGCCAACTGCAGACATGAAAAGTGTTCCCAAGCTCGTCGAAAAGAGCAGAGCAATGGTAGACCTCCTTGACAAAAGCATGCGGAAAGGAGTTGCATACAATGAGGTAGTTCGAGCCTTTGATGTTGCCTACTTTGTCAAACTTGCTAAGATTACCGCAGACTTTTCCGACTTGGCTTACAAGGAACAAATGAGGAAGTGGGAGAAAGAGAAGCTAGACAGAATCTTCAGGCTTAGGGAATATATGGCTATTGCAGACAAAGTAAAACATGCAGAGCAAAGAGACTTATGTGCCATACACCGCTTCCTTCCACCCCCAGAATACGACTACTTCTCACACATTACTGCTCAAGAGAAGCTGTATGCGAATAATAAGCCGCCACCAGAAAAAGACAAGAAAACAATCGACAAGCTGCTCCTGATCTATGAGTACTTTCTCTTCAAAGCGTTCAAAAAGAAGCACGGATATTGGCCAGGAATGCCACTCAACTCAGTTGCCAACGAAGAACGTTATGCAGCATGGCCTAAACATTTTCGCGGGGAATTCAAACCAGAAACAGTATTAGAGATTGATGCTAAAGGCGCATTTGACTTTGCCACTCACGACACTGACTACTTCGACTTGCTCAAAGACAAGGCTGTAATCCCAGAAGATGTGAATGAGAACACAACTGCAACAGAGTATGCAAACAGCAACAGACTAAAGCGGTCACAGGTTCTCGACATGCTAGGTAAAGAAACGCCCTACAGGATGGCAGCTAACTATGCAAACTTCGAGAACGAATACATGGAGACCCGGGTTGATGACAAGGCTGAGGCAAAGAAACTTGGTGGGAGGTTATTCTTTATCATGGGCTCGATTGTCAGGCTCTTCATCTCTGAGTATGAAGCTAATGTAGACAATTATGCACGAGAGATCCCACAGATATTCATTGGGAAGACATCCAACGAAAAGATTGCCGAAATGCATTGGATCACTCAGTTTCCTACGGTTACAACAGGGAACCAATGCTTCTTTGTGTCTTTTGACCTGTCCAAGTGGTCTCCAAGAATCACTCTTGATGTACATAAAGGGATAGATGCTATCTGGGCCCGCCTTTTTGACAAACCTCACATTAACCAAATGTCAAAACCGCTCGAAGAGGGAAAAATCCACTATTTCAAGAAAGGGATACACCATGTGATGGATAAACCAGGGAGAGATTTCGAGGGTATTTTTGGGAAGAAACTCACAATATGGCACCTTTGTGTCATGTACAATGCAATCAAAGAAATCCAAACACGATTTTCTGACATCCTCCCAGCCCGGTTTGGAGTTTTCATTGACGACGGTGTTCTTCGTATAGAACGGAAGGGACTTTGGAAAGACGAAGAAGTACGAGAAGTCATACAGATGCTTGACGATGCATACAAAAAGGCTGGGCATGTGATATCTTGGGACAAGACATTCATCCACGACAAATGGAGTGTATTCCTTAATGAGGAACGTTACTTTGGCACAGTCCTTCCCAATTCATTTAGATCTTTGGTAAAGCTAAACGACAGATGTGAAAAGCCATGCCCCACCTTTCTGGATAAGCTTGCATTCTTAGACGGGAGGACTTCTGGTGCTATCAAAGCTGGTTCATACATCCAACCAGCATACTATCTCTATTTGTACCATGTATATGACTTGCTACGGTCTTATCGTCTAGATATTCGTATTGGCTCTATCCCTCTATGGCTATACACACCCGTTGCGTTTGGAGGTATCGGAATAAGGTCACCATTTTCCATCAGTGGCAGTGTTTCTGGGAGGGCAGTTCAGGATGGGCTTGCAAACTTGCAAAGGATTGCCTACCGTTACAGGGCACTTGCACCATCTATAAACAGAATACTAAATGTGCCCATGGCGAAAGTTGGTAAAGACCGTGCTTTCCGTTCGCCATGGGCTATTCGTAGGGAAGCACCGTGCTTAAAGTTAAACAGACTTGAAGTCCAGATTGAGAGGAAGCTCAGTAAACAGAAGTTATTGCCAGGGCTAAACCAGTTCTTTTCAGAAATTGGGAGCAATACTTTTGTTTCACAGAGCCAGCCTACTCTTCTTGGGAACAAAGTAAGTTTGATGACTAATGCACTTATATATAGCACATCAAAGACTTCCGTGTACTCAATGGTTGCAGCCAAGTTGCTCAAAGGGTCCACAGCTCTTGCCATACTTGGGAAGAGGACGTTTGTTGGCATGCGTTTTGCGGACATTGCCAATTTTGAATCTGTCACAAACTCATGGTGAGACAGTCGCTATACATTCATAAAAGAATGTAGCCCTGAAACGGGTCCTACATCATAGGTATACATCAGCAAGTTTAAAA